ATTGCCATATCACGATAACGACGGATCATCTCAAACTCATTGCGAGCTTGATTATCCGTATCTACATACGTTCCATAGTACCCACCTGCCGCAACGGCAATGGGTTCATCAGCAGAAGGAGGGACAGGGGATTGTCCCCTCTGCCCCTCCTTTCTGTTAATCTGGAAGCCAAAAAGTTGACTCATGATTACAATTCAATAGTTGAGCGTTCAACTATTTATCAACGTATCAAACTACGTCTCTTGGAGAAGCTCCAGTTTTAGCTGGTGCTCCTGCTGCTTCCGCATTAGCTGTAGTAGCAGTGAAGAACGAATACTGCCATTCAACTGTGAATTCAGCAATCTGATCGTTGCTATCATAAGCAAGATCGATAGGAGAAACGTTAGTTGGGAAGCAGTGATGTAGTTTGTAAGTTCTAATTGCAGAACCACCTTCCCTGTCATCTTTCTCTAGTTGAGAAACATAGAGAGTTGCCATGTAACCAGTACCACCATTGTTAGGTAGGAATCTGGGAGCAGTGTTTGCTTCATGTGTATTGATGCTATTTGCCCAATCTTCAAATAGAGCACGGACTTCCATCTTTGCATCTGCAAAGAAAGTTGCAGTCCAAGTATCGAAGGTTCTATCACCTGCGATCTTGACAGTTCTTCCTCTGAAAGGAACTTCAATAACACCTAGGTTTGAACCTGGGAGTGCTGCGGACTTACAAAGAATGTTTGTAAGATTTCTGTCGCTATTTGAGAATTTAGCAGCATCTTCTTTACCATCAGTTGGGAAACTGATGTCAACAGAGAACATATTGGGTTTGATACCCTGTTGAATAGTATCTAGAAACGTTTTAATGTTGTTGGTTGCCATTGTTGTTTACCTCGTTATTTGTACTGTTATATCAAATCATCTACCGACGACTTCCGCGAAGGAAACGCCAGTCTTAGTTGCTGTCACAGTAACAGTTACATAGTTGATAGAACGGGTTGGTTTGATATAAAGTTCAGCAACGAACTCGTTTCTGTCAATGACTTCAGCAGTGTTGTTGCTATCATCGCAAACAACTAAGAAATCAGTTAGACCTCTGCCTGCTTGAATCTCTGAAAGATATGAAGATAATGCAGAGTTGAAACCTGCGCGGGTTGTAGCGTCGTTCTGCTCAAAGAGTACGCCTTCGCCAAGAGTCTTGACTCTTCTCTCAATGTTGAGGAATAGGCGGCGAACGTTGATACGATCGAATGCGGAAGGTGAAGATAGTGCAGTCTTGTCACCAAATAGGACAGGACCAGTACCAGGCATCGAAACAACTGGGTTGACTGATGAAGTGTAAAGGTCATCACGCTGTGCCTTATTAGGATTGAAAGCAAGCTTGACTAGGTTCTGGATACCACCGCGATTGGTGCCTGCTGGAGAAATCCAGTCAGCAGCAATTCTTGAAGTGGAAACACAAAGACCAGCAACGTCACCGTTGCATCCAACATAGCGGTACTTATCGTTGAAACGATCATAGGTGTACTTGACACCGCTATCCTTGACAACATAGGAACTGGAAGCAATTCCATCCATGAAGGATAATGTGTTAGCTAGTTGATTTGCTGGAGTTAGAGCAGCACCACCTGAAGTTGCTACTTGAGATCCAGTCCAAGGCGAAACGAATGCAATGCAATCCTTTCTGGTATTAGCAACACCAGCAACTGCATTTGCCTTACCGAGAGTATCGCTCTCGTCAGCAGCATCGCCGCCCATTAGAACGAAGTCGATAAGAGTTTGTTCTGTGTCATTGAATTCTGCATATGCTGCTTGGATCTCGCCAAGATCATATGCAAAGTCATCAGCACCACCAGAAAGAAGACCACCTGCGGTAGGTAGGATTCTTGCTAGTGCTAGTGGAGCAGCAGCAGTAGCACCGTAAGATGCTGCAGCAGCACCAGGATCTTCACCAGCAGTTGTTACTTCAGCAGAGCTGAGTCCTACACCAGCATAGATGTAACCAGAATACTCATTGACATAATCCTTCCAATAGGAAGATGCTCCCTCGGGAGACTTAGCATCAGTTAGTTTGGAGAGATAGAGCATTCTCTCAACAACTGTATTTGTGCTTTCATCAACTACAGCAATGTGTACTTCGTCGTGTGAAAGATGACGCTCAGCAGCGAAAGCAGATGTTCCAGGACGTGGAGCAATTGCTTTGTAAGTTAGACCAGTTGAACCGATTGCTTGTGAGTTATAATCCCAAGCAGTTGAAGTTTCTCCAGCACCTGCAGTAGGAGCAGCAGAACCTTGAATAACTTCAAAACTATTTGCGTCGATTACTTTGACAACCTCGTGTCCTACAGAAGCACCGTCAGTGTATGTACCACCAACAGATAGACCGTGACCAGTTTTAGTGATTACATAATCAGCACCACGGTCAACGATTACAACGCGAAGGTTGTTGCCGTCAGCACCAGCATAACGAGCAGCGAACTTCTCTGAAGTTACACCAGCATCGAATGCATCCTTATCAGCGATAAGAACACCAGTGCCAGATAGGGTTGCGTTTTCTACGCCAGTAGCAGCACGTACAACTGCTAGTCTTCCGCCATAGCGGAGGAATTCGGAAGCAACCAACCAGTCAGCAGCATTTGCCTCAGCTGGTGAACCGAACGTATCGATTAGTTCTCTTTCAGAACCGATGTTTACAATTTTGCCTACAGGTCCAGTGCGAAACGAAGAAGCAATTGCACCAGTTAGTGCAGATGATCCTACGATAGTCGCAGTGGATAAATCACGCTCTCTAATAACAACACCAGGCGAGACTTGACTTGCCATGTTTTTACCTCTTAGATATCAAATTTATCTAAAAGTATTTAGATTTTTGACTTCTTCAGAGGTGGTGAACACTGCATGAACTACCAATCTGGATAACCCCAATCAGCAAATGGATCTCTCTTTTTCCTAGATTCCATCACTCTTTTGACCGTGCATTCTTTACACTCATATGCATATGCTGACGGAGTTCCTTTCTTTGTTTTTCTCGTTAGATAAAACTCAGATATCAAATCCTTCTTTACACCGCAAACTTTGCATATCCTTTCTTTGAAAAGAAGGTGTTCCAGACTGAACTGATCCCCAATATCCATCAGTAGTTCCACATATAACCGACTTCTTCCTGCTTGTCTCCGTATTCCCACAGAGTGCCGTCTCCATCAATGAAGGTATCATCACCCATACCATCATCAATAAACCCAAAAGGAGCCATGTCCTGTTCGATTTGATTTCTTTGTTCATCATAAATTCTCCTTCTAATATCTTGGTCGGTCATCTCTTTGAAATATTCTTGCATGACTAACCATGCAAACAATACCATACACATTACAAGGTCATCATGATATCCTTCGTCTGCTTCCCATGCTTGTTTCTTCTGCACAAACGTGGTAAGTTCTTGGAAGATCTGGAAGTCATTGAACAATAACTTGTCTTCCTCAATAATTGCTTTGAGGTTAGAACAACCAATCTTCTTTACGGTGACACTCATCTTGACACCTAGTTGGGTTTTGTTTCCTGAGAAACCTTGTCCCACCACTTGTCCCGCTCTGCCTCGCATTGCACACATGAGTACGTTAGGATACTCAAGATCGTAGTTGAGAGTAGCAGCAATACTGTCACCGATATCATTTACTTCTACCAATACGTAGGGATTATTGTACTCTTTGCAAACCTGAAAAATTACTGAGGGAAACAGTACAGGTTTAATCTCATTATTTCTGTACTTGGCAACGATTTTATACGGGACCGTGGTGATATCAAACACGATAAAAGCACTGTAGTCGCCACCGATACCTCGGGCAACGTCAACAGTAATAATGTATTCGTGATCTTTCTCGACTCTCTCATAGATATCAAGTCCAGCATTGCTCTTTATTGGGTCATGGAATGGAATGTTTTGTAGTTTTGATGGACTAATCAACGTGTCCGCAGATCCGAGAAAGTCACACTCGAATTCTTGTGCGAACTGTCGGGGTGACGTGTTCTTGATTGTTTCTTCTTTCCACTTGGCATCCCTTCCTGGGACTTGTGACCAGTGGACTTCATTAGTTACATAGTCATTCTTTCCACGCCTTGCATCCTCCCACATTTTGTAGAAGTGATTCATGCCGTTAGGCGTAGAGATGATAATTACTTTCGTTGATTTACCAGACGTAATAGTAGGATA